GCTGCTCCCTTTTTATCATTATTAAGAACATCAACCGTAATTTGCCTTGTCAATAACTCAAATAAAATTCCTGTATTACGAATTTTTGAGTGTTTTGTTTTTGAACTCATTTTAAACTCCAATCATTTATAAAATACTTCATATATAAATATATCATTACTTAATTTTTCTTAGTATTAATAGAAGATACTTCTGATTTATATTCGTTTTCTAACTCACTTGACTCTGAAAGTAATGATTTCGCGTTTGAACCCAAGTGTTTAAACAAATTTTCATAATGTTTTGTAGCTATACCACCATATGCCATCTTTTTATCATGTGCACCTAACGGATCTCTACCTCTCGCACCACTATCTTTCTTATATTTATTAGCTTCTTTGGGTCTTCCAGCTCCTGGCTGTCCACCTTCTTCCGAACCACCCTCATCATCTAACTCATGACCAGTTCTACCCATAGCTAAATCAGATGGTGTTCCTTGTGACTGACCACTTTTAGCAGGATCGTTACCTTCAGCTTCAATCTGTTGTCTTCTAAATTTGTTTTTATAATCAAATGTAATTTGTTCGTCTTGTTGTTTAATTTCTTCTTCTGTAAATCCAAATATATTTTTATAAATCCACTCTGAAGAAACTAAACCATCTCTAACCATTGACTCTGCAAGTGAAGTTTTATTATTCCATAACTCAATTTTTTCCTGTTCGTAAATTGTGGATGGATTTGTAAGTTTCAAATCAAAGTTTACAAGCTCTTGATCTCTAAACCCTTGTGAATATAAATGAACTACAGCTATCTTTGTCAATTCACTAACTACAATTCTTTGTATTCTTTCAATTGTTCTAGCAAACCTAACATCCTCAGCAGCCAATGTAGCTTTAGAACCTAATCCTTCTTCATATCCTAAGAAAGCCTTTGGAACTCTTAGAGAAGCCATAAGTCTATTTCTTAAATATTCAATATCATCAACAGCATCGTAACTTAAACCACTAAGTGATTCAATATTAGTTCCACTATCTCCACCTCTTACAGGCAAAAAGAAATCCTCTGTAAGATTTTGAATATTATAACGAAGATTATAGTCACCTGTTTTCTCATCGATAACAGGAGCTTTCTTCATCTTATTAATTACCTGCTGCATATAGTTATCAACTTCAGCTGGTGGTATGTTACCAATATCTAATTTAAATATTCTCTTTTCTGGTGCTCTCATTATACGATGTATTAACATAGCATCTTCCATAAGAGTTAATTGTTTCCAAGTTTTCCTTCCACCCTCTAACATAGAACGACCATAAGGAACATAATTAGAATCTGAAAGAAGTCTGAAGTGAGCTACCTCATAGTTCTCAAATGTTTTTGGGTCTTGTTGTTTAGTTGAGTGTCTACTAGCATCACCTTGTGGTGTGAGTAAGAATTGAACTAATTGTGGATTATCAGGATCGTGTCCTTCCATTCTAGCTACATCATAAGCAGACATAGGAGTCACATTTGTTACTCCATACTTTTCTGCGACTTCTAATTGTAGAAAGAAATCACCATACTTATTCATATTACGAACCCAAGGCCATAGATTAAATTCTATGTTTAGGATATCATAAAAAAGATTATGTAATATATCATATATTTGATTATTATCAGTTTGTATATCTAATACTTTACCATACTCATTTTTCATAGTAGACTCATCAGAGTATATATCTAAAGCAGAAGCAATTATAGAATCCGAATCCATAGATTCATAGTCTTTAAACAATCCTAATCTTAATTGTTGTTGATATAGTTGGTCATTATATCCATATTGTTGCATATTAGAATATAACTTAGTATATCTATCCACTAAATTAGTTTGAATATTTGATTGTAATTGTCCTGTATCTACAATCTTTAACTTTCTTCCACCAATATTACGAACAATTGTATTCGTAGAAAAAAGTCGTTTTAGTCTTGAAAATAAATCTGTTTGAGCCATAATTTTACCTCTTAGTTAATTAACCAATCTAACGATTCTTTTTCGCCATTGGGTCCTATTTCCATTTCCCAAGCGTTTGTTTTATTGGTTGGTTTTTGTGGTATCATCTGTGATGATGCGCCACTTAAAGTTCTTTTAGTCAATTCTATTCCTTCATTTCTTAATCTTAATGCAGTATCTCTTACCCAAAGAGTCAAAGCAAAACTCATAACTAAATCATCGTTATATCCCTGCATCGCTTCAGCTTTATTGTTATTATATATAAATACAAACAACTCATCAATTAATCGATTTGAACGGACAATTACCGACTTTTCTCTAAAATATTCCTCTAATTTAGCAATAACTAAAGGTCTTGTCTTCATTGTCATAGAAAAACCAGCTACCATATTTCTATCTTGTGTTCTATATCTATTATTTATTTGATGTTCTGTATCTACATACTTTAAATCTTTACTTGTATAGAAAAGGTTTTCATATCCTCTATCAATACATTGTTGTAGTGTAGCCCAACCTATATTGTTGTTCTCAACCACTAATAGAGCATTATTGTATTCGGTGGCAACATTTACACATAAGTTACCAAAATCTTTTGTAGACATTCTACCTTTATACTCAGCTACTTGTTCCATAGTCTCTATTTCCATAACGTGAAAAGCTGAATAATCCGAACCATCACCTCTACTCACATCAGCACTTAATACATAATCTTTTGTATAGTTTGGTGGTTGCCATATCCAAAGGTTACTATCTACTCCTCTTTTTTCTAATGGGTCTTGAATTAATGTATTTCTATATTCTTCTAATATAACACCATCAATCACGGTTTGTCCAGAAGTAATGAAGTCACAATCACATTCTTGTGCAGCTAAAGAAGGACCTAATAAAGCATCTTGTTCATCTCTCCACTCTTGATCTCTTTCTGGATGTAAATTCCAATGTAATTTAATAAAATTCCAATCATTTTCTCCATTTTCAGCACCTTCCCAAGTTTTGTGAAACCAATTACCAACACCATTTGGTGTAGAAAGTGCAATACATTGACCACCAGTTGATAATGTCTGTGAAGCAGCAGCCCATATTGGTTCAATCTTATCAATGAAAGCAGCCTCATCCAATATTAGTAGAGATAGTGCTTCTGAACGACCACTATCCTCACCACTCGATACTGCTTTTATTTGTGAACCATTATTATAACGTAAAGAAAGTTTATTATCTTCCGTACATTTCTGTTTTAACCAAGAGGGTAAGTTGGCGTGCATCACTCTTACTTTAGTTACTAAGTTTTTAGCAGTATCTTGTTTGGTTGCGATTACTAAAATATTTTTATCTGCGTGAAATGTCATCATCCAAAGAGAGTATCCAGCAGTTAATGTAGATAATCCTAACTGACGAGCTTTTAGAATGATATTAAATCTATGGTCTTCAAAAGTTTGTAAAGATTTCTCTTGATATTCATATAAATGAAAAGGAACTTTGCCTTTCATCGGGTGCTGAACAACACAATACTTTTTCATAAAGTATGTAGGATCTTTAGCACACTTAGAGTACTCTTTTTTGATTACTTCTTTTAATTGTCCAGGTTTCATAATAATAAACTTCCTAAATAAAATCCTACACCAAACCAAAGATATCTATTTTCCCATAACTTTGGTTTTACTAATTTAATCATTTTTTCGTTAGCTTCATCTCTCTCTTTTAATAACTCAATTTGTTCACTCTTCTTTAGTAGTAGTAATGAATCAGTTTTAACTTGACTTTCTAATTCTTTTATCAATCTATCTGAATCATCAATGACTTCTTTCTGTGATGCGATTAGATTATTTGCATTATCTACCTTACCCTGCCATTGTAAATCTCTTTCCTTTATCATCTCTAACACTTCATCTTGTGTATAAGACTGGCTACTAGCAACTGATAACACAAAGAATGATACCAAAAAGTATTTGAGTATTTTTACTGCTAACTTCATTTGCTTTTAGCAAACTTTCTAAGAAACTCTTCAGCTGATTCGACTTCATCGTTTTCATAAACTTCTTCCATCTGTTTAGTTTTCTTTTTAGAATTAGTTAATTTTCTTTTTAAATTACCTACCTCTTTTTTAGAAGATGTTTTAGCTTCCTCTAATTCTTTAATTTGTTTCTCAACTTTTTTCTCTTGCTTCTTATTTTCTTTAATAACTTTTTTAAGTTCTTTTACTTCTTTACTTTTAGAAGAAGCAGCAAATAATGCTCCAATAGCACCTAAAATACCAACTATTATTTTCCAAATTTTCATTATTCGTTCTCCAATTTTTCTAAAGCTTTAGTATATTCTTCTATTGCTTCTTCAGCCATACTCTGAATTTTATCAGTATCTATATCCCATTTTTCTTTCTCCAATTCAGGATAATTTATTCCAACATTATTAAACCATTCAGGAGCTTTCATATCTTTCCATTCTTTTATTTGTTCTATTGAATCTTTTAGAAAAGAAATCTTATTTTGTTTTATCTTTTTTTCTTGCCATTCTTCATATTTACCTTCAATACGAAGTTTATTTTCTATTTTAATTTGACAATCAAAACAATGTCCAAACATTCTCCAAAACTTATCATCAAGTCTTTTTTTCATTATAACATCACATTCAGGACAAAACATTGGCATTCTAGCTTCCTTCATAATGTCTGAAAGTCTGCTGATTTGATCACCACTCTCTTGCTTTTTACCTTCGTAACCTACCATTACTCTTTTTTCAGGGGTTCTACCAGCTAATACATCCCCCAATGCTTTATTTTGTCTTTCTGCTTCTTTACTATATGCCATAACCTACTCCTATACGAATTTTAACATACCCAAGATTTGATTTGCTGGTGCAAAAGCGCCAGTATACTTATATAATTTTCCTTTGAATACAAAAGTTATGCCTTCACTCGGAACTACAGATTTTAAACCACCTATAGCATTCAATCTATCCAATTGAGTTTTTAAGGTATTCAATACTTTAGTATCCTTAGACTTTCTAACTTTACCAATAGCAGATTTTAAATCCTTGCGAATTTGTTGAGCTGCTTTATCTGGATTAGCTGCTATAAAATCACTTAAATTCTTTAATATCTCAGCTCCCAACTCAAAGAAAAGAACTTCCCAATCTCTGATATGTTTCTTTTGTAACCCTTTTAAATCCATTTTATCTGTTTTTAATATCCAATCTAAAAAATCTTTGTTCTTTATATCTTTTCTAATCTGTGGTATTTTGTAAGACTTATCTAAAAATGCCCATCTTTGTGTAAGTTTAACTAAAATACGATTAGGTACATTATACTTAAATTGTTTTCCTGCATTAAAAATATACTCCATCCAATAAGCCTGATGATAATCAGCTAATGTATTATTACCTCTTAGATTAAATTCTTTCTGTAACTTGTTTAATTTACCTAAAAAATAACTTTGTCTTTTACTGAAATCCTTTACCTTTGGTAAATTAGATATAAAAGGTTTTTCAATCTTAAAAGCTTTTTGTATATTCTGATTAATCTGTTTTATCATACCAGCCAAAACTCTCGCACTTCCTCTATCTTCACCTACTGGTGAACCAGCTGAATCATATTCTATTGTTCCGTGAAATTGTAAAAGTGTTTTATCGTATGGTATAACATTTGCTGTAGCTGGATAAATAACTTCCAACGACATAAATTTCTTTCCCTCATCAAATATTTTTGTTTTTTGAGCATCACTTAAACCACCAACTGCTTTTTGTAAATCTCTCATAGCATATACAAAGGCTTTTTCTATCTCACCTCTACCAGCAAACATATTTTTTATTCCGTTGATATCTAATGCACCAGCACCGTGGTTTTTGATGTGACCTTTATTTCTAGCGGCGATAAGTTTTCCACCCTTCCAACTTACCATTATATTTTGACCATCTGTTTTTTCTGTAACTGCTCCTTCACTATCAAGCTTACCTTGTAGTGTATTAATAATTAGTGTCTTAAAATCTGAAAATGTCAAATTTTTATCATCAAATGGATGATTAAGGTGACCATAAGCACCACCTTCTAATAATAGTTTAACTTCTTTATCTAAGTTAATATTTTCTGTGAGTTTATTCCAATCTATTTCATACTCATCCCCATCTGCTCCAGCTGAAAATAAAGTTCCAATAATATTGTTGATAGCAGCAGTTGTTCCCATCCAATCTACTATTTCCCAACCTATAGGTTCTACAACTTTAGTCATCCAATTTTTGTATTTAGTAACAGCAGAAGTTGAACCTGCGGCTTGTCCGTGATCTAAATAAGTTAATGCTACAGACCTATAAGGATTTGAAATAGAATTTTTTGCTTTATCACTTAAAGCATAATCAATAACTTTCCAACCAGCATCTGAATAAATAGAATCTAACCATTCTTTAGATACTTTTTTATAATTGTTATAATCAGTATAAAATGTTGAGGGACCATCATCTAAATTTCCAGCCAAAGTATTTGTTGATTCCAATAAAAACTCTTCTATCAATTCATCTGTTAAATCGTAAGACTCAAATAACTTTCTAAATTTATTTGTCATCATATTATAAATACCTTTATCATAGTATCCAAATACTTGTTTAAATCCTTTTACTCTCTCACTATCATCAACATTTGGGTCACCCAAAAGTTGTCTCATTTGTGTTCCACTAACT